GATCTCCTGCACCTTGCCCGCCGCCCAGTTGAGGGTGAGGAAGGCCAGCAACTGCGTCTTGGCCTTGGCGACCTGATCGCCGAAGGCGTTCATCCCGGCCTTGACCTCGGCCATCCCAGCGGCGGCCTTGTCGCCAGCGGTCTTGGCGTTCGAGCCAAACTCGCCGAGGCTGCGCTCGGCAGAGGTGATGGCGCGTTTGAGCCCCTCATCGGCCCCTTCGAGCGCAACGAGGATGGAAATTCGGTTCGCCATCTTCAGTCCACCAGCCGCAATTGCTTCTCGATGCGGGCGGAGAGGCGCGGGATGCGCCCTGCGACGATGCGTTCGACGTTCAGACGCTTCTTGAGCTGCACGCGCGGCACCAGCACGGCAATGGGCACGTCCGCGCCGCGCTTGAGGCGCTTGACGCCCTCGGCCTTGCGGTAGCGGCGCTTGAAGCCCAACAGTGGCCGGTCGTGTTCCTTGATGTTCTCGGCCATCAGCACGATGTTCCCCTTGGCGTTCTTGATGAAATAGGCGTTGCCACCGCGCATCAGCTCGGCGATCTGCGCCTTGAAGCGTTTGCGGCCCACGCGACCGTGCAGCGGGATCAGCATCCGGCCACCGATCACGCCGCCACGTTCGTGGATGCCAGACCACGGAATGCGCGAGCCGACGTAGAGCGCGGGCAGGCGGTTCTTGTCCTTGTCGAGCACCTTGGCGGTGAAGCCCTTGACGAAGGACTTCTTGACCACGGTCATCTGGCCCGCGACGTGGCTGCGCACGTCCTGCTTCAGATCGGCGGCCTCGGACGCGATGCCGCGCGCGACCGCCTTCTTGACCTTGTCGCGGAACTCGCCGCCCCAGCGGCGCAACTGCGCCTGCGCGGCCTTGCTATCGATGCGGATCGATATGCGCACGGTCTTGCAACCTGTCGAGGGTCTGGTCGAGATGACGCGATTCGCCGCGCGCGCCGATGGCGATCAGCGACAGCAGGTTCGCGTCGCGTGCCGCGTCGGCGCGCACGGTGGCGGCGCTGAAGCCACGCACCTGCGCCAAGGTGTAGTCGAGGATGTCCGGCAGGCGGTGGCCGTGCGCGATCAAGTGCTGGACGGCGTCGAACCAGCCGCCACCGTGCTCGCCTGCGTGATCAGTCCGTCGAGCCTTGGCATCACCGTCCGGGTAAAAAAATCGGCGTTGACCTCGATCACCTTGGCCGCCAGCAGGATGGCCTCGTCGGCAGCCAGCTCATCGACCCACGCGCGCGGTTTGCCGACGGCAATCGACACCGCCGTCAACAGGTCGTCGCCCTGCTGCCCGAACAGCGTCAGCCAGTCGATGCCGTCGCCGCCGATCTGCTGCATCACCGGAGTGATGGCGCGCAGGAAGGCGGGCATCTGGCCGACCTTGAGTGGCTTGATCGCCAGCGGCTCGCCATCGATGACCAGCTCCACCGCCTGCGGAATGAGGGTTTCCAGATCGCTCATGGCGTTCCCCATCACAGTTGCACGATGCGGCCGAACTGGCCCAACACCGCGTCGTAGGGCTTGGTGGGGTCGGCCAGCAGCGAGCCTTCCAGTTCGAACTTGTTGTACTCGTCCGAGATGAAGGAGATTTCTTTCAGCGGATCGAAGGCCACGCGGTACAGCTCGACCAGCACCTTGGCGTTGCCCTGCGCGGTGTTGATGCCTTCCAGCCGCAGATACCGCTCCGGCACCGACTGCGTGAAGATGCCGATCTCGGTGGCCGCGCCGTAGGTGTAGGCGGCCTTGAACGGTGCGGTGAGGCCGGTGGTATCCAAAAACTGGAGGGCACCGAAGTCGGTGTCCACCGTGTAGTGCGTGCCTGCCACCAGCGTCGCTGGCGTGCCCGCCGAATCGGTCACCACCACCGCCGACACCTTCGGGTGCGCGAAGAAGTAGCGGTCGCCCACGACCGGCGTTGCGCCACCGATGGTCTCGGCGGTGACCGAGCCGGTGGTGCCGGTGACGTGGTTGCCGTAGAGCGCCAGGGCGAGGTTCTCCTTGGTGAATTCCTCGATGGTGAGGTTCACCGTCGCGGACTTCTGCTTGACCATCCGGTGGTCGAGCGAGCGCTGGCCGGTCTGGCTCTCGTAGTGCTCCAGCACGTCGGTCTTGAGCGAGAGCTTGAGCTCGGCGACGTTGCCGGGCGAGCGCACTTCGATGGGCAGGCCGGACTCGTCGCGCTTGCCGAGGAAGACGCGGCCCTGAAAACTGGCGTAGGTGCTCATGATTTGGATTCCTTGCGTTGGGTGGGAGTGGGTTTGACTTCGATGGAAGCGCTGTCGCCTTCCGGCTGCGGCACGGGCGCGGGCTGGCGGTCGTGGCGGGCGATGCCGTTGGCGATGAGCCAGTCGGCGGTGCCGCCTTCCACATCAAGCCGTTCGCCCGGCTGGAGCGGCTTGCCCGCGTGGGTGTGCGGGCGGATCAAAACGAGTGATGTCATGGGAGTCATCCGATGGTTGAAAGATCGGTGTCGAGCGTCCGGTAGGTGATCGCGTAGCGCGCGGGAATAGCGGCGGCCACCGCGTCGGCGTCCTCGACGTCCCACTCGCATTCCTGCTCGCGGATGCCAAGGCTCAAGCCACCCAGGTTCCGGTCGGCCAGCAGCGCGGCGTGGGCAGCAGTGAGCAGCCGGTCGGCTTCGGTTTCCGGAATCGCGGGCGGCACCGCGCGGGCCAGCGCGACGAGGCGCACGATCAGTTCGCGCGTGACGCGGTCGTTGGCGCGTTCGGTGATGGATTCGGACTCGGGGAACACCACCAGGGCCGGGCACTGCTCCCGGCTGATGGCCACCGTGGGCGAGCGGTGCAGCGTGGCCCCGAGCGATTCCACAGGCGTGCGGACGACCGCCATCACCGCGAGCAGAATCTGTTCGCGGATCGAGTTGCCGGACACGGGTCAGAGCCTTGTGAGCTTGGCGCGCATCTCCGAGCCGTCGCCCACGGCCCGGACATCGCGCACCTGATAGGCCACGCCGTCGATCTCGACCACCTCACGCGCTGCCAGACCCACAAACACCGACGCCGGATAGGTGATCGCGTAGTCGGTGTTCAGGGCCAAGCCGTCAAGCACGGCGTCGTCCGGCGCGGAGAAGCCCACCTGCTGCGTTCGGGCGGGCCCGCCGCCCGCAGGCACCCAGCGGCAGCGCACCGTCAGCCCCACATTGGCGGCCGACTGGTACAGACGCTCGATCAGGGCCATCACGCCACCGTCAGCTTCACCAGCACACCGGGGCGGTGGCACATCGGAAGTGGGTTGGATTGTGTGTGCAGATCGGTGCCTCGTTCGAACTTGCGCGGTTCCTGCTTGGCGTACAGCGGCTGGCCGATCGTGTTCACGGTTTCGTTGAAATCCGCCGGTGCGAAGTAGGTGCCAAAGGTGTCGATGGTGCCCACCGGAAAGGCATGCGCTTCGCCAGCGGCGATGAAGCGGCGCACATTACCGCTGGCGTCGGAAGCCTTGCCTCGGTACTCCTCGAAGGTGATGCCGCCAAAGGTGAAGCCTTTACGGACGTCGTTGATGAGGATCGAACCGTTTTGCCAGTTGACGAAGGCGTCCTTGACGTTCTTGTGTCCTGTCAGCGCGGCGAAGAACTCCTGCGAGCACAGCACATGAACGCCAGTGGAAAACTCACCGCTGAGAGCTTCATCGATGGCTGCCAGCGTATCCATGCACTTGGCCTTGACGTTGGTGCCGTCCGTGCCGAGGGCGTAGGAGACCGTCGTCTGCGGGATGTTGAACTCCGAAAACAGGTTGTAAAGCGTCGAGCCATCGGCGTCGAGGATCACGCCCTTGAGCGCGCCCATGCGCAGGTGCTCCAGCGTGATGGCGTGCTTGTTGCGCATCGTCTCCAGATGGCGCACGACAACCGCCGCGACGGATTCGGATTCGGTTTCCGATCCGAAAGCTCGGATGCCTTGCACTTCTTCGGGAAGTACCACGTCGTCGTGCGGGATGTGCGGCACCACGAAAGACCGCAGCTTGCGCTTACCGCGTTCGCCGACCGTGCCGGGCGAGCCCGGTGGCAGCGTCGGCAGCAGGTTGAGCACGCCGTTCATCTCTTCGATGACGATCTGTCGCTGGCGCACCGGCTTGGGCGGCATCAGGTTCAGTTCTTCCAGACGTCCGTAGCGGTTGGGCAGGATATTGATGGCGGCGGTGAGTGCGGCCATCGAAAACGCGGGATTGCTGAAGGGGTTGTTCATGGTCAGGCTCCTTGACGGACGATGACGCCCAGCGCCTTGATCTGCGCCAAGGCGGTGAGTTTTTCGGCGTTGGTGACGGCCTCGGGCCACGCCAGCGCGTAATCGGCGAGGATGGCGTGACGTGCAACGACAAGGCCGTCATCGCGGTCGGCGAGCGTCGCGTCGCAGGCTTGGAGCAGCACGGCAGCGGCGACCTGCGTACCATCTTCGGCGGACGGGTCGATCTGCTTGTATTTGCCGGAAGCGGTGACGATGCCGAGCACCGTGCCCAGCAGCAGGTTCTGGCCGGAGGCGACGGTGACGCGGTCGCGCGAATAGAGGTTGGGCGCTTCGTACTTGAGCAAATCGCCCAGATTCAGCGGTTCGGCGAGGACGGGCATTTCAGATCTCCTTCTTGGCGGACTGCGCCGCGAGCTGCTTGGCCGCGTCGATCAGCGGATTGCTGGCGGCAGGACGCACGGCGTCGGGCACGATGCGGCTGCTGATTTCCGGACTGGCTTCGGCCTGTGCGGCGAGCAGTCGGCTGCGCACCGTGGCGGGCGCGGTGTTGGTTTCGAGGAACCCCGCGATCAGGTCGGCGTGACCGGCGAGCGTGCAGGTCTGCGCGATCTCGATGGCGTCGGCCACGTTGAGCGTGGCGGCGGTGGGCGGTTGAGAAGGACTGCCAGCAGGATCAGCAGCAGGCCGATCAAGAGCAGTGAGGTCGGATCGTTCATTCATTGAAGACTCCATCGGGTGGTTGCGAAGAAAGCCCGCTTGGCTGGCCGAGGCCACCTGAGTCGGGAGTGGGGAAAGCGATTGCGTGAGCTGTGACAGCGCGTCGTCAAAACCGCCGACGGCATCGGCAAGGCCAGCAGCGACGGCGTCCGGTCCGAAGAACAGGCCTGCTTCGGTGGCGCGCACGGCGTCCGCATCAAGCCCGCGATGACGCGCGACTGTCTCGACGAACAGGCTGTAGATCCGATCCACTTCGGCTTGGAGCACCGCGTGTGCGACGTCGGAGATCGGTTCGTGTGGGTTAAGGTCGTTCTTGTGCTCGCCCGCGAACACGGCGGTGTAGTGGACGCCGTCCTTCGCGTCCTTCACCGACTGATCGACGTGTATGGCGATCACGCCAATCGAACCGACGCCGCCAGTGCGCGCGACGAACATGCGAGTGGCAGCAGACGCCAGCGCGTAGGCCGCCGAGAACGCCGCGTCGTTGGCCACGGCCCAGACGGGCTTGACCTGCGACGCCGCGCGGATACGGTCGGCCAGGTCGAACACGCCGCCGGATTCGCCGCCGGGCGAATCGACATCAAGCAGGATCGCGGCGATGTCGGGGCTAGCGAGCGCGGCATCCAGTTGCGCGGCGATGGCGGTGTAGCTGGCGAGGCCCGATTCGGCTTCGAGACCGGAGGTGCGGCGCACCAACGTGCCGTGGATCGGGATGACGGCGACCTTGCCGGTGGCCGGTGTCGGCGCGCGCGGCGCGGGCGTGTAGCCCACGGGCGTGGCCAGATCAGTCACGCCCACGCGGGAGCCGAGCACGGCGAGGATGACGTCGAGTTTCGGGCGATGGATCGCCAGCGGCACGCCAAATAGGCGCGCCGCCAGATGAGGTAGCACGGTCATGGGAATCCTTCTGGAAGGCGTTCAGGCGGCGCGTCAGGAAAGCGACTGGCTGCCGGTGGTATCGGGGGTGACGGCGCTGCGGTTGGGTTCCGCGCTGCCACCGTCCTTGGACGTGTAGCGAGGGTCGGAATCGAAAATCAGGCCGAGATCGTCGGCGCGCTGGTTGTCGGCGGCGATCTCCCTGTCGATGTCTTCGGCGTCGTAGCCGTTGGCCGAGATGGCTTCCGAGCGCGACATCAAGCCCGCGCGGATCGCCAGCAGCATCGCCTTGAACTCCTTCTCCGGATCGACCCACTGCCAGCCCTGCGGAATCCACTTCACCTGCAGGTACTGGCGGCGGCGCGCTGGGCCACCACGCGCAAAACCCGGCGCATCGAGCGCGCCCGCGAGCACGGCCTGTTTCATCCACGCCGCCCACACCGGGCGGCACAGCTGATGCACCAGCACGCCGTGTTGCACCATCTCGCAGCGGCGGCGGAACTCCAGCATCCCGGCGCGGATGCTTGAATATTGAGCTTTTCCAAACTCATGACATTACCAGAGCGTAGCCTGCATCCAGCAAGCGGCGATGATCGAAGGACGCTTTTGAGCGCTCTTGAGTTTGTTGCGTGCCGTCGTGTGCAGCTCTGCCAAGTCGTTGGGGCAGTAGTTG